AATTCAATTTACGAGATAAATACAAAAATGTTTACGTTCAAGATATTCTTGAATTTAATTACAACGATTATAAATACATGATATTTGGTGATGTTATTGAGCATTTAAGCATTGAAGATGCTTATAAATTGCTTGATGATATTACATCAAAAGGAATTTATTGCATGGTAGCAGTTCCTTATTTATTGGAACAAGATGCAGTTGGTGGCAATGTTTATGAGATACATAAACAACCAGATTTAACAATAATGAATTTTAGAGATAGGTTTCCAATGATGGAAACTTTTAGATATAACGGACAATACGGAATGTACTTTAATTATCAATACTTATGAATATAGTTTGCTCAATACATCTTTATCCACCAGAACATAATTGTGGTGCTGAATGGATGTTACATCATATAAATAAATACTTAATTAGTAAAGGTCATAATATTAGAGTGCTTTTACATCAAGCAAATCAATATAAGATTAAAAATAATTACGTATTTGACGGAGTTGATGTTTTTCCTCCAAATGATAATGTGGTTGATAATTTGATGCGGTGGGGAGATGCAATTATTACACATTTAGACTATACAAGATGGACAATTGGAGCAGCCAAACTATATAAAAAACCCGTATTTCATCTTATACATAATAGCCATCCATACCCAGAAATTATTCACGCAGAACGCAATCAACACGTTGTGTATAACTCTTTTTGGCTAAAAGAGAAATTGCAATATAATTGGGATAACTTTATACTAACGCCTCCCGTTGATTATCGGTATTATGACCTAAAAATTGACCCAGCGAAGAACGAGTGCATAACACTGATAAACACCAACGAGAACAAAGGCGGTAAGATATTTGAACAAATTGCTCGTGCATTGCCAAATAAGCGGTTTTTAGGCGTTTTAGGGAGCTATGATCCTCAAATGGATGCAAACCTTCCAAATTTAAAATTAGTGCCTAATTCGCCTAATATTACGCAATATTACAAGCAAACTAGGATATTACTAATGCCAAGTGATTACGAGAGTTGGGGTAGAACGGCAACTGAGGCTATGTGTAGCGGAATACCCGTTATAAGCTCAATGGCTGAAGGACTTGTAGAGAATTGTGGAAAGGCTGGCATATACATAAAAGATAGGAATGATATTAAAAGCTGGGTTAAAGCAATTACTGAACTGGATGATGCCAAAAAATATAGTGAGGCATCCAAAAAAGCAAAAGAGAGATCAAGAGAGCATGATCCGAGAGAAGCGCTTGATCAATTTGAGACCTGGTTCAGAGAAATGGTTAATAAATATAAGTAAGTATGGCAATATATATAAACGGAACAACGATCTTAGCTGATGGGGTTGTTGAGCCAGTTAGCTTAACGGATGCAAAGAATTGGATGCGAATTGATTATACATCAGACGATACTTTAATACAATCACTGATAAACGGTTCAAGAATACATATTGAAAAACTAACTGGGGTAGCTTTTGTAAATAAACTATTAAAAACATATATTCAATTAACTGGATTTGAGCCGAGTGTATGGATGGTGGATTTGCCTTATGGACCAGTGATTTGTATAGATAGCGTTAGAATTAAGACGGGTATGAATAGTTGGGAGACATTGACAAAGAATGAAGATTATGAGGTGATTGCTGGCAAACTTTGGCTTTATACTCAAGGCAACTATGAAATTCAATATCAAAGTGGATATAGCTCAGTTCCAGAGGACATTGCAAATGATATTATGGCACTTGTGGCTTGGCAATACGAGAATAGGGGTAAGAAGATGAATGCTGATCCTCAAGCACTTATAAGCCAATATCCAAATTGGAATGGACTTAATTATCATCAATATAAAAAGGTTGTTATATAATGGCTGACGGAATATTTTTTCAAAATCAGAATAAAATATTTGATAAGCTAAAAGCTGACTTAAATAAATATTCAGAAGATTTGGTAAAACAAATTGATGCTGAAATATTGGCATCTGCTGAAGAAATGGCTACAAGAGCCAAACAAAAAGCCCCAGCAACACCAAATGGTAGATTAAGAGCAAGTATTCATGTTGAACCAGATAAAAATAGTAAGTTAGCTTATGATTTAGTTTGTGATGTAAGATATGCCGCTTATGTTGAATTTGGAACAGGCCCATTTGCAGAAAAATATGTACCATCACTTGACAATGAATGGCAAGAATATGCAGCAACATTTAAAACAAGTAAACCTGGGCATACGCCAGCACAACCATTTTTTTATCCATCTGTAAGAGAAGTTTTCCCGCAAATGGTTAAGAGAATAGAAGATTTAATTAAAGGATAATGAAAGATTGCTCAAATAATGTAAGAACGATTTATGTAAATGCTTTAAATGGCAATATTTCATATAATGGTAAGGATGTGCCAGTGTATGGACAAGACCCATTCAAAACATTGCCTAAAAATTATGTTATAATATCATCTATAACAGAACAAGCAAATAATACCAATAATACATTTCAAAATATAGTACAAGTAGATATAGATATATTTAGTGAACAATATAGAATTAACGATTTGTCAGTAGTTGATAATATTGCTGGACAAATTTTGAATATTTTGATACCAGATAGCCAAATTGATGGATTTAGTGATTCAGATTTTATGGTATATCCTATGGCACGAATAAATTCTTTATATTTACCTTTGCGTAATGGGGACAACTATGTTGCCCGTAAAATAATAACAATAAACAATTTAGTAAACCAAAAATAAAACAACAATGGCACAAGTACAAGGTTCATTGCAAAACATCGAGATTGACGTAGCTGGTGGAACGTCATATTTAAACCTCGTATGTTTGCGCACTTCTTCTGTTAATTCAACAGTAGATTCTACCACCGATCAAACAAATTGTGGAGTTCTTACTGCGGTAGGTGAGCCACAAATGAGTTTGGATTTTGATGCAATTTGCGAAACCGCACCTTCTGTATCACAAGTTTCTTATAGCTCTTTGCTTACGGCATTTGCTAACAAAACACTTGTATCAGTAAGAGTTCAAAACCCAGTTGTAACTGGATCAAGCGCAGGTGCTGCTTATTATCATCAATTCAAAGGATATATTACTTCTTTGACTTTAAATCAAGCAACAACTGAATTTGTAAACTTTTCTGGAACAATAGCATCTACTGGTGCAATTGACGTAACTGCATAATTATGAATTATACTACTTTAACTATTGATGACAAGAAAATTGGCATCAAATTCGGTATGGCTAGCTTTCGCTATCTATCCGAAAAATTTTCAACTGGAATTGGATTTGAGAACAACGAATTAAACGAGATTGGAATAGCTCATATTTTATATAGTGGCTATTATAATAATTGTTTAATTAAAGAAGTTGTTCCAGAATATAATTTAGAATTTTTTGTAGATACAATTGAAAAGAATTTAAAGAACGAAAGTTTTTTAACTCAGATACAAGAAATTGTTAAGTTATGGACTGAAAATGAGTTTATAAAAGAAACTCAAAAAGGCGAGCAGCCAAAAAAAAAGAGTACTCGTGGCAAGAAATAGAAGAGTTTGCTTTTGGTGAACTAAAATTATTGCCTGATCAGTTTTATAATATAAGTCCAAAGCATTTTTCTTTAATGCTTAATGGGCATAATGAATCTAAAGTTGATCAGTATAAGTTAGTTAGACTTTTAATGTTTACAATGGTGCGGTTGATGGGTGATCCAAAAACTGCACCAAAAACACCAGAGCAATTATGGGAGTTACCAGGTGACGAAGAAATCTCTAAAATTGACGAAGAAGAATATAAGGAAATATTTAAAAGATTGGCAAAATGAGTGCTGAATTAATTATACCGATTAAGGCCAATGCCGATCAGATGTTAGCAACTATTAAGTTAGTTACTGACCAAATGGATAAATTATCTGCAAAGATAAATTCACTTCCAACTGGAGATAAACAATTAAATAAATTAGTTAGAGAATATACTAGATTAAGTAATACACAACAAGGATTATTAAAATCATTTGATAGATTAGGCACAGAAGTTCAAAGTACTGCGCCTAAAATAGAACAAGTAGGGAATTCAAGTAAAAGTGCAAGAACTGCTATTACAAGTTTATCTTTAGCCGTCCAAGATTTACCTTTTGGATTTATAGGAGTTCAAAATAACCTTCCTGGTATTATTCAAGGATTTGGTAATTTAACTACAACAACAAATGGAAAAGTATTACCAGCATTAAAAGCAATTGGACAAAGTTTAATAGGCCCTGCTGGTATATTTTTGGCATTTAGCACAGTAACATCAATCATAACAGTATTAGTTCAAAAATATGGCAGCCTTGGAGCTGCTATTGATGCTTTATTAGGAAAACAAAATGCTTTTAAAAAACAATTAGAAGATCAAATAAAAGCATTAGATGAATATGGTAAAAAGCAAAAATTAGTTGAGCAAATAAGTAATGATGCAGCAGCATCACAATCTGGTCAAATAGAAGTTATAAAATCTTTAACTGCTAAAGCGACAGATTTAACTTTAACCCAAAAAGAACAAAATGGAGCATTAGAATCGCTTAAAAATATAAGCGATGATTATTATGGTAAATTAACAATAGGCACTCAAAATGTTGATGCAATTAGAGCAGCAACAGAAAAATATACAAAAGTATTAATTTCTCAATCTAAAGTAAGAGCTTATGCAGATGAGATTTCTGCAATTGATGAATTAGTAAAAGAAAACGATAGATTACAAAAAACTGCTTTAAAAAATGTAGATTCTGCAAAAAAACAAGATGAATATAATAAAAAAGTTATATCATCATCTGCTGCTTTAGGTGGAGCTGCAACACAATTGAAAAGCAAATTAGGAGAATCTGAAAAAGTAGTTTCTGATTTAGCTAACAAAACATTTGAATTAAATAATAGAAAACAAGAATTAATAGATTCAATTAATGAAGAAAATAATTTATTAATTGATAATATACAAAAAACTGGTAAAGCTGCAAAATCTGTTAGAGATTATATTGAAGCATATAGACCTACTCAAGAATATATTGAATTTTTTAAGGATTTAAAAAATACATCAATATATGATGCTGGAGTTCAATTCTTTAATGATTTAGGAAATTTAGATTTAACAAAAGGTGCAAATTCAGTAAAACAATTTAATGAAATATTAAAAAATCTACAAGATAGATTTTCTGGTAAATTTGCTAACATTATTGTTTCTTCTCCTAAAGATTTACAAACAGCATTTGAAGAATTAAGAAATGCCTTAGATAAAGAATTAAAATTATTAGAACAAGATATTATTGACAGTGAATTAAATAAAAGATTAACTGAACAATTTTATACTGGTTTAGAAATTGCAAAAGATACATTTAAACAAATAAGAGAAGAGTGGAAAAAAACACAAAAATCATTAACTGATTTAATACCTCCATCTACTGAAAATATAATAGGACTTGGACCAGCAGCTTATGAAAAGGCAATGGCACAAGTTATAGAAGCGCAGAAAAAAATGAAAGAAGCGCAGAAAAAAATGTTAGATGATATACAAGCCACTTCTGCATTATTAGGTGAGGTATTTTTTGATCCATTGCAAGAGCAATTTAGAAAAATGCTTGATGGTGGAAAATTTTCATTTAAAGAATTTGGAAAAGCAGTTTTAGACAATTTAAAACAATTAGCAGCAAAAATATTAGCTACTGGTATAATAACTTTACTTGCAACAATATTAACTGGTGGGTTTTCTTCTGGATCACAATTAAAAACTGGTTTAACTGGGTTTCAGGCATTTGGAAAGGCATTTTCTGGTGCATTAGGATTTGGTGGGTCAAGATCTGCTAATTTTGGTGGTATTAATCCAGGGGGTCTTGCAATGTCAGGAGCAGTAAGTTTAAGTTTAAGAGGATCAGATTTGGTAGGAGCAATAAATAGAACAAACACTAATATTAGTAGAATTGGCTAAACAAGAAAAATATAGGATGGAATTTATTAACCGACAAGGTGATACTTGTCAGGTTCAATTTCATTATGAAGGATGGACTGGAGGAGTAACTTATTTAATTCCAGCAGCCAGACCATTTGTATTGTCAGAATATAATACAGACGAAAACTTATTTAAAGGTTATAGGCCACAACAAGCTACAATTAATATAGTTGCATCAGATTCATCAGTAACCATTGATAATTTTACAATGGATAATGATGATGACATTTTAGTAATATTTTCATTTGGATCATTTAGTCCATATTGGTATGGATATATTTTACAAGATAACTTTCAAGAAACATGGCTTTCTACAAGTCATATTTTAACGCTAACTGCGACAGAAGGAATAGGACAATTATCAGAAAAGGAATTTAGTAATAATGGTGTAGAAATAGTAGGCAAAATAACACCTTGGGCAGCAATTGGTTATTGTTTACAAGAAAGTGTTCAAAATTTAATACAATCAAGAGTTTATAATAGCTTATATCATTCGTCAATGAATGATACTAATACAGATATGTGTTTAGATCAATGCTATTTTGATGCAAGAACATTTGCTATTGAACCAAAGCAATATGAAAGCAAATTAGATGTACTTAATAAAATTAATACATCATTTTGCCAAACCATGTTCCAATATAAAGGACAATGGTATTTTTTAAGATTAGAAGATTTATATATACCTACAAATACTGATTTAAGGGGTTTTAGAAATAATGTAGGAGGTACGAGGACATCATCAAATAAAAGATATGATGCAAATATTGGTGTAGGTGAAAATATGCAACCTGTTTCACCTGAAATGTTGCGTTATATAATTCGCAGAACGAAAAAGGATAGAGTTATTAGGAATTATGAAATGTTTGCTGAATGTGTTCAAAATTCATCTTTTACAAGAGGTGATTTGATAAGCGAAAATGCTTCTTTAAGAGAAATTAGTTTAGCAAACTGGGAATTTAAAACAAATACATTTTATAATCCACTTCCAAATAGTCAGGATTACGCAGTTGATGAATTATTTGTAGATACAATTCTTAGTGAAAGAAAGGTATTTTTTAATTTATTATACTCAGCATCAGTAACTGATAGATGCTGGCTTGCTTCAGAATATTGTTATGTAAGAATATTTGATCAAATAAAATTTAATTTTGATATAAAATATAAATTATTTGATAGAAATAATTTTATTGGTGATGATGGATTTAAAAAAGATGAAGGAGAAGCAAGGGTTGCTTTTTTAATACTAGAAACTAATTTTGGAACTTATACTTTAGATTCAGAAGGTAAATGGCATGAATATGATGCTTCTACTGCGGTAATACCTCCAAAAGGAATTACCTTTCCAGTAGATTTTGCAAAAGAACAAACATTACAAGATTGGAATTCTATTTCAATAACCGCTGATCCAGTTCCTTATACTGGTAAATTTACTTTCAATTTTTATAGTCAATATAATTTATACCATCCAGATAACCAGGTTTATATTAAAAATTTTGAATTAGAAACAATTCCAATTTTTAATACAGATGAAAGAAGATCAAATATAACTGGTCATGAATTTTATTATGAAAAGACTGATAAATTAAGAAATGTAAGTGAAAATATGATTTATTTGGAGGATAATGTATCTTATAATTTTAAGGGTACATTATTTGAGTCAGATGCATTAACACTTACAAATGCCGAATGGTATAGATATAGATATGATGAAGAAAGTTTTCCATTCATACAAGAAGCATTAATTACATATTGGGAACATAATAAATTTAATCGAAATAAGATTGATGTTAATTGTTATGGATTGAAGTTCAATAATAATACCGAGCCAATTGGACTTATTAATACTTTTATATTTGTGGACGATGATCCAGACAAAATATATTATGTATTAAATATGCGTGAGATAGATTTTGATGCTGCAACTTGGTCAGCAACTCTTATTGAGGTTTATGATAGTCAAAAAGACCCAGGATCAAATATTACAAAGAATTTCCAAGCGGATGTAACTACTGGTTCATATACTTCAACAAATTATGTTCCATGGACAATTGTAAGCCCAGCAGACTTTTCACTTGGTGGAACATCAAATATTACATACGATGGCGCAAATACCATTAATGTAAATATCGCTTGTAATGTCTCAGGGGCTATTAATAGTGCTGGTGCTGGAAGTGTAAACTTTGAATTAAGATTAAATGGAACTGCAATAAATACACAAACTGTTTATATAAACAATAGTCCAGAATATTTTAATGTAGATTTAAGTACCAATAGTATTACTTTGGATAATGGTGATATTTTAACCGTATGGATGGATACTAATATTTATTCAATTGATTTGACTGGAGGTTCAATGAGCTTTAGTTATATAACAAATACTGCTCAAGTTTTTGATACTTATGTTGACAGATATTTAACAAATTAATATGGCAGAAGTAGTAACGGCACAAGGATTAGTTTTAGCATTCACAAACGCAAGTGGTGGAGTTTATCCTTTTGCTTGTACTAAGGATGCTCAAATAAGTATTACTAGGGATTTTTTAGAGTTAGCACCTAGAACAAATGGTGTTTTTAGAGAATACTTACAAAATAGAACAAGTTTTAGTATTAGCGGTAGCGGTCTAGTTAAAATGGTGCAATCAAATTTGCAACCAATAACTTTTTTTGATAATTTTATTGAAGGCAGCGATCAAGAGTTTGTGGGTTATTTAGACATGATTGATGCAAGTGGAAATTATAAAGTATATCAATTTTCTTGCATTATACAAGATTTATCACTAAACTCAACTACTAGCCAAAATGCTGGATATTCATTTACTCTTCAAGGAACTGGTCCTTTGACTGAAATTACTGAAGTAGATAGTTATACCGTATCAAGTGGTTCAATTACTGCTAGAGATCCAGATGACTATAAACTCGTTGCAATTGGAATAGAAGGAGTATGGTATTATAACTATACGGTTACGGGTACAACTCCAACTTTTAGTATAAATATTGGCACTTCTTATAATGGAAAAGTTGTAAAAGCGGTATATATCGCATTATAAAAAATGTTGTAATTTTAAGCAAATGGAAGCAAATTTCTGGTTAGTTCTTGGCGTTCAAACAATAGCATTCGGATTAGGTGCTATTCGCCTATACACCGACATGAAAATAAAGATCAGAGAACATGATCTTAGACTAAAAACTTTAGAGAAAAAAGAAGATGAGACTGCTGTTCAATTTAAAGAAATAATGCAAGCTCTAAATGAGATTAAATTAGAATTAAAAGATAAAGCAGATAAGTTATGATAGGTGAATTAAACATGAAACCCATAAAGAAGGGAGATACCTATGTGATCACCTATTCTTTTTATGAAGATGAGTGCGAAGATACCCCACTTGATGTGAGTACTTATTCATTTAAGCTACAAGCTAAAAACACAAGCGGAACGGTGATGATCGAATGGCTTGATGCTAGCTTTGTGCAAATTGACAATCACACTAGAAAAGTAAGTTTAACGCCCGTTCAAACGGCAACTTATACGGCTGGTGAATATACATACGAACTTGAAGTAACGATCTCAACTAATAAATATACTTGGATGCAAGGATTCGTTGAAGTTCAAAACCAAGTTACATCATAATGATAGTTATTAAAGTAACATATAGCTCAACGCAACCAGTCATAAAGGTTACTTACGATGTAACCAATATTACGGTTAGTGGTGGAAATCCAAGCCCCGTTTATGTGAATTTGGATTATAGTGCAAGTGGAGCTGCAACAAATTTGACATCAGTTGGACTTACAATGCCTACTGGGTTTAGCGTTGCGAATAGTCCACTAACGCAAAGCGGAACTTTAGCGGTAACGTATGCAAGTGGTTATAGTTTGCCTAGCGATGCTGAACAAACTGAATGGGATACTGCATACGATAGGAGCTTGACTGCTGCAAATGTGAGCGGTACGACAACCAAGACACTTACCCTTACCAAGCAAGACGGCTCTACCTTACAAGCATCATGGAATGATTATGATACCGCACCAGTAACAAGCGTTTTTGGAAGAACGGGAGATGTTGTGGCTACGGAAGGTGATTATAATTTGACTCAACTTGGTGATGTTACGATTACTTCACCTACCACAAACCAGGTACTTAAATACAATGGTACGGCTTGGGTTAATGGTACGGACACAGATACGGGATTAACTTCCGTAGGAATTAGCGTTCCAACGGGATTAACCGTTAGCAATTCACCTCTTACGAGCAATGGCACAATAGCAATAAGTTATGGTAGTGGATATTCCATACCTACCAATGCTAAGCAAGGACAATGGGATGAGGCATATAACGATAAAATAAATAGTGCTAGCGTAACGGGTACAAGCACAAAAACATTAACACTTACACAACAAGATGGCGGAACTATTCAAGCATCTTGGAGCGATATTGATACCGGTTTAACTTCGGTAGGCCTTACAATGCCATCGGCATTTACGGTTAGTAATTCACCTTTGACTAGCAATGGCACAATTGCCGTAACTGGTGCTGGAACAACTGCACAATATGTTAGAGGCGATGGAACACTTGCAACTTTTCCATCAAGCACAAATGAGGCTTTAACGCTTATTCGTGAGGTATATAATAGTACGGGGGCTACACTTGCAAAAGGTACGGTAGTGTACATTAACGGCGGTCAAGGTAACTTACCTACCGTTACTAAAGCTCAAGGTACTAATGATATAAGCTCCGCACAAACATTCGGCTTTGTGCAAAGCGATATAACAAATCAAAATAATGGTTATGTTGTAGTGGCTGGTGGATTAACCAACTTAGATACTCAAGCCTATGCACCTGGTACTGGATTATATTTAAGTCCAACTACGGCGGGTGCTTATACATCAACTAAGCCTTATGCGCCAGATCACATAGTATATTTAGGTGTAGTAGTAAGATCACATCCTACGATGGGTGTGATTGAGGTGCATATAAGCAACGGCTGGGAGCTTGATGAGCTGCATAATGTGAGCGCACAGAGTCCTAGTGATGGAATGATAATTAGCTATGTTGCAAGTACATCACTTTGGACACAAACTAACACAATTGATTTAGGAACGTGGTAAATTAAAAATATATATGCCAAATTTATTAAAGTTAAAAAGAGGTGCGGCTGCTAGTATTCCAACTGGACAACTTGCTGAACCTTTGTTCACTAGCGATACTTATGATCTTTATATAGGTACGGGAGCATCTAATCAACGCTTTCAAAAGTACATTGCGAGTGGTACAAGTTCACAGTTCCTAAAAGGTGATGGATCGCTTGATAGCAATACTTATCAAATTGCTTTAACTTTTAGCTCGCCTCTTGTAAATACAAGCGGAACGGTTAGTATTCCAGCGGCTACGGGTAGTGTGAATGGATATTTAACTAGTACGGATTGGACAACATTTAATAGCAAAGAGCCTGCAATTACGGCTAGCACAACGTCAAAATATTATAGAGGAGATAAAACCTTCCAAACACTTGATACAAGTGTAGTTCCAGAAAGCGGAGCAATATATTTTACAGAACCTAGGGTTCTTGCAACCGTTCTTACGGGTTTAAATTTAAGTGGAGGTGGCACAATTGCCGCAACGGATAGCGTTTTGACTGCATTTGGTAAAGTGCAAAATCAAATCTCGGCTCTTGTCGGAGGTGCAACTTATCAAGGTGTTTGGAATGCATCTACAAATAGTCCGACATTAACAAGTGGTACTGGAACGAAAGGTTATTATTATGTGGTGAGTGTTGCTGGTAGCACAAACCTTGATGGCATTACGGATTGGAAAGTGGGAGATTGGGCAATATTTAATGGTACGGCTTGGGATAAAGTTGACAATACGGATGCGGTAAGTAGTGTGAATGGCTTTACGGGTGCGGTGAATTTGGGATTAGGTAATATTAGTGATGTTGCATTAAGCTCTCCTACAAATACTCAATTGCTTCGCTTTAATGGAACAAGCAGCAAATGGGAGAACTGGACGCCTACTTATATAAGCGGAAACCAAACAATTACATTAAGTGGTGATGTAAGTGGTAGCGGTACAACTGCAATCACTACAACAATTGGTGCTTTAAAAGTTACCAATGCAATGCTTGCTGGTAGCATTGATTATGCAAAAATGGATGGAACAACAGTTCCAACATGGAATCAAAATACAACTGGACAAGCTGGTAGTGTTGCCAATTCAATTACATTTAATAATGGTGGTGCTGGAGCTGCAAGTGGAACAACATTCAATGGTTCTGCTGCAAGAACAATAAGTTATAATACAATAGGCGCACAACCTCTTTTGACAAACCCAGTTACGGGAACGGGAACAAGTGGACAAATAGCTTATTTTAATGGTACTTCTTCAATAACAAGTTCGTCAACATTTACATTCAGTCCCACAGGGCAATTTATAATAAATAATACTGCACAACTTGGTGTTATTGGGATGGATGTTACATCAAATGTTTATGCAACCGCAAACAATGATATTTTATATGGAGTTAGAATAAGTCCAACATTTTTAAATGGTTCATATACTGGTGTTACTCAAAGAGCATTAGGTGTTTTTGGAAACGTATATATTAACGGTTCAATTACAAGTGGTACTATATCTGGTACAAGTGCTACGTTTACAAGTGATTTAACAACTAATGGTTCAATTTACATAACAAACTCTACTGCACTTTCTATATCTATAAATTCAAGCACAA